ATATTGTGAATCAAAATCTATTACATATTCATTTGTATCTAAATCTTTAATAGCATAAAGAGATGAACCTGAAGGTAAATAATAATTATTTAAATAAACAGATGATGTTTCCCATATTTGAAGTGGGTATTCAGGTCTAGCATTAATTCTAAATCTATTAATACTTTCAGGATAAAATGTTCCTGGGTTTTGTGCTAATGTTAGAGTTGCTGGAGTTGTATTTAAAACGGTTTGTTTAGATGATCCTGTAGAAAAAGAAAAATCAAGCCAACTAATTTGTAAAGCTGGTGGATAAATTGTATGTGTATCTCTTGAAAAATATTTTAATTCAGGTTGAACGTCTTTATTATTAATAAATTCAACTTCTTGTTTTAAAATAAATCCGTCTGTGGTGATAGATCCTGTGGATCGAGCTCTAATAATATTTGTAACATTTAAATTTAAATCTTTATTTTCATAAAATCCAAAGGTTACTGAGGCGCTTATAGGATAAGTATTTGAGTTAAACCAAGGTTGGGCAGAACCAGTAAACCAGTTACCACCTCCAGCAACCGCATAGGTTGTATTATAAGATGCTGTTACACAAGTTGAATAACTTGAAGTTTTCCATTGAGCTCCTCCAGAACCCGAAAAAGTTCTCCAAATCCAACTTGTTCCATTTGTTGAAATAGGATCATCTAAATATCTTCCAGTACCCATATCCCAAGCACCGGATATTGGGTAACACTCAACTGTAGTATTTGCTTGTAGACCTGTAGAGGTTGCAATAAAACATTGTAAGTTGGCTTTCCAATAATTATTATTTAAAAATTGAGATTGACTTACTGAACCTGATGTTACCTTTGCTTTATTATCTAAAACATCATCTATTTCATCTTCTGAAAAGTTAATTAAAAAACGACTAGTTTGAGGATTAGGAGTAGCATAAGCAAAAGAGGTTTCAGTTGCTTCTACAATTTCATCTAATCCCGTATTCATGTTAGGGAACAGGGAATACAAGGTAGCGTCTTTTGTTGGAAATAATTTATATACTGCCATTTTTTTATAATTATAAAGGTACTACTTTACCTTGAATATCAGAATTAGGATATTTTAATTCAAAAATCATTGGGTCAAGTGATGGATAAACTACATTATTTGCTGTTGCTCCTGGAATATCATAAGCATAATCTGAGTAACCATTAGCTGAGTTTGTTTTATTGATAATTTCGATTGATTTTACTGTTTGAACTCCTTGAATAGCATCTAAAGCTACATATAAAGTTCTTAATAAAATAGGTTGGTTAATTTGCCATTTATCTATATCAAATATACTTTGTAGTACTGTAATACATTTTAATAATACTTCATCAGAATTAGATCCAGGGAGTGTAATAATTTCAAAATTAACTCCAATATTAATAATATAAGCATCTCGGATTCCAATAGAATCATTAATCATTTTATATTGAGAAAGATATGTATTTAAATTTCTCTTTAAAGCATCGGAAGCAGTAACTAATTTTTTAGTATCATTATAAGATAACACATATAAATCTATAGTACTTATAGAACGTGAAGCGGCATTAGGTTTAGTAGCATATACTTTAGCTACTGTTCCATATTGGGAAGGTAAACTTAAAGATCTAACAACATAATCATCGAATGTTACGTTTCTTAACTGACTTTGAAAACTACCTAATGAATTTTGTCTTAATTCATTAATATCATCTCCATCAGAACCACCGGATGCTGCTTCTGGGTTTGTGACTAATAATGTTCCAAATATTTGATTAGCTAAATTTCCTGAATTACTTACTGTAGAATTTACAAAGGTAACATTTGAAGTATTTAAATTTTGGAGAGAATTAGCTTGAGCATTTGATTCAACACCACCACCAACTAAATAATTAACATTTAAGTTATTAGAAGGAGCAATTCCATATGTGTTAGTAAATATAAAGTTTGTAGGAGCAAAAGCTGTTGTTAATTTCATTTGTTCCGTAGGTAATCCTATACCAACATTATCAGGATTAGGGATAATTTCTTCAGTTGTATCCGTTGGCATTCCTGAGCCAAATTGGACTTGAAGATTAGTTTTATCTAAAAATCTTGTAGCATATCTATTTTGAACAGATTTAACTTTTAGTAAATTTGCAACATCTGGGTCTTGGGTATAATTAGGATCATTTGGATTTGAATTTTCAATAGACTCATAAATAGCATCTTGAGCTAAATAATCTACTTCATACCATTCATCCCCCGTTGTTGAATCTGTAATACCTAGAATACTTATGATATTAGTATCGGTAATTGTTCTTGAGTCAAAAGGAACAGGAGTTGAAAATGAAAATTGGGTACTTTTTATAGTAGCAGAAATAGCTTTGCGAATTTTTTTAATTAAAAAATAAGTAGGGACACTACCTGCTGTTTCATAAACAGTTACCTCAGTAGGATCTATTGAACTACTAAATGAAAAATTTACTTTATCAGTAATTAAAAACTGTAAAGAACCACTAAGATTGGAAGTAACAGTAGTATTTGCTGGAATTTGTAATGCGTATGAATAATCAGGAACTTTAACACTACCTGAAGTAATTGCAGGAAGTTGTTGGTATAGTTCTAATACTGCTGTTGCTGCATTTGTTGCTTTAGGTTTATAACCTAACATATATGCTAAATCATATAAATTTTGAGTTTGACGAGAATATTGGATAAATGTTTCTTGAAACTGGTTATCTGTATAAAATGATAAAACATCACCTACATAAGCAGCCATTTCCATAAACATCATACCGGGGGATGCTGGGGTAAAATCTGTGTAAGTATTAGGAAAATATGTTTTAGCATAATTTACAATACTATTTCTTAAAGACGTAAAGTCTCTATTAACATATTTTATATCTCTTTTAATTGCCATTTTATAATATTATATTAATTTCGTCTTGAATGCCAAAATTAGTTACTTGATATTTTACATTAATATTGATAGAATTTTCATCATTATTAACATTTACACTTATTTGTTGTACTCCAACAAATGGGAAGTATTGATTTAATTCATCCCCTATAAGCTTTTGTATAAAGCTTTCGGTTAAATTGGTTGAATTTTCAAACACTACTCTTTGTAAACCACTTCCAAAAAATGGGTTAAATACTCGTTCTCCTTGATCGGTAGAAAAGAAATTAATTAAATTGTTTTTAATAGCATTTCTTGTTAAATAATTTGATTTAAAAACAGCAGGGGCATTAAAAGGTAAATCAACACCTATTGCCCTTCTGTCTACTGAATCATTTGGAAATCTATTTTGAACAATTATTGCCATTTATTGTTTATTCATTAATCCCATAATCATATCTAATCCTACTTCACCAGCTGGTAAAGCACCATTAATAGTATCTACGGATTGGGGTTTAAATTCATTTGCATATTGTGAGGTTGCTGCTCCTCCATTTTGCATTTCACCTAAAATATTACCGAACATTGCTTGTCTTTCAACAGCATTCAATTTTTTAGGTTGTTCAATGTGTGGTTGTGCGTAAGTATCTCTTACGGTTTCGTTTACAACTGTTCTAGGAGCACGTACTGCTTCCAAGAGAATTTCTTTTAATTCTTCTTGAATAGCTTCCTTCATTGCTTCCTTAATAATTTTTTTAAATTCTGATGGTTTCATTGTTTATAAATATTAAAATTAATAAGCTTTTAAATTATCTCTGTCAATTATTAGTTTAAGTTCTGAGACTAGGGTTTGTGAATTAGAAGTAAATGATAATTCTGATTGGATTAAAGGTATTCCTTGAGAATTGTATCCAACTGCTTTTGTTCTATTTACTGTTGGGGTATAAGGAACCGTTTCTATTTTAATAATAAAACCTTTATAAGTACTTCTATCAAAATTATTATAATTATCAACTCCGTAATTAACATATTGTTTAGAAACCTCAGATAATTGTTCTATTTTGTTTTGATCATACGAAGGTAAACATT